GCGCCTAAATACGAATACACAGGGCCTATAGAACAGACCATTGAGCAGATACCTGATGTGGATTTATACATCTGTTCAGAAACTTTAGAACACCTAGATAATCCAGTTGAAGTGTTAAAGCAGATACGGCAGAAAACTAAATACCTTTTACTGAGTACGCCACACGCAAAATGGGATGACGTAAATCAAGAACATTATTGGGCATGGGATAAAGACGGCGTTGCAGAACTACTTGCAGAAGCAGGATTTGAAACGGTAAGTTTCGAGTTGCTAGAACTAGCTGATCAGTTTTATTACGACTACCAGATTTGGGTTTGCAAATGAAAATTTTAATTACAGGTCACAAGGGATTCGTTGGGCGCAACTTTGTTAAGGCATTACCAGACAGCGACATAACAGGAATTGACTTAAAAGACGGCAACGACTGCCGGGACTTCTTCAAGACCAATACAGAGCAGTTCGATCTAGTTATTCATCTAGCCGCCATTGTTGGTGGTCGCGCAACTATTGAAGGTGAGCCGCTATCGGTAGCAACTGACCTGTCAATAGATGCTGAGTTCTTTAACTGGGTGCAGAAAACAAAACCCATAAATACGGTTTACTTTTCTAGTTCTGCCGCGTATCCCATTGACTTGCAGAACTCACATCGTCAAAACAAACTGGCAGAGTATGACCTGAATCTTTATGAAGTTAGGAATCCAGACCTGACTTATGGCTGGGCAAAACTTACAGGGGAATACCTAGCGCAATTCTTAGATGGCACAAACCTATTTGTGTTCAGGCCGTTTTCTGGTTATGGCTCTGATCAAGATGCTGATTATCCGTTCCCTAGTTTCATTGACCGCGCTCTAGCTAAGGCAGACCCGTTTGACATTTGGGGCAACGGCGAACAGGTACGCGACTTCATCCACATTGACGATATTGTGCAGGCTGTTCTGTGGCACGTTCAGACCAAATACACCGGCACGTTCAATCTGTGTTCAGGCTTTGCCACTAGCTTTAATGAACTTGCAGAAATGGTTTGTGAAGAAGCAGGTTACAAGCCTGAGTTCAATCATGTGATCACTGCACCAACTGGCGTGACTTATCGGGTTGGTGACCACCACTTGTCGCACCAATACTTCATACCTCAGATCAGCCTGCGTGAAGGTATCCGCAGGGCATTAGCAGAAAGAAAAACCCAATAGACACGCGGTAAATACGGGTTTCCTAAATGGGCTTGACATTGTTATACAAACAAGCAATACTTAATACATAAGCGCAGGGAAACCTGCTAGGACAAAGGAAACAAAATGAAGAAGTTTTTCAAAGCAGAATACAAAGGTCAGATCGAAGTACGCTCATCAGATGCAGATTATGTAGTTGCTACTTTCTTACTTGGTATGGATGATTCAATCGCTTGCACATGGCACAAAAGTTCTAATGCAGCAGGCAAGCCAATAAATCGTGGTTACTTTCAGCCAATAGCAGTTGTTGAAGTAACAGAAATTGACAAAGCAGAATTCAATGCAATCAAATCAGCTGCATAGTTAAACAAAACGAACAGCCCTGCCTGACGGTGGGGCTGTTTGCTTTTGTCTGCCGTAGAATAGGAACAGACTTTAGGAGTTTCCATTGGCAATCACAAACGGCTACGCCACACTTACACAAATTAAGGCAGCATTGCGCATCACAGATGCTGTTGATGATTCGTTACTAGAGATGGCAGTTGAGTCAGCATCACGGGCTATTGACGGACACGCTGGCAGATACTTCTATTCATCAGGAACAGCCACGCGCTACTACGCAGCAGAAGATTCTTTCGTTACTCAAATTGATGATGTATCTGGAACGGCTATCACAATTCAAGTTTCATCTGGTGGCGATGGTGTCTTTGATACAACCTTTGCACCTATTGACTATCAGCTAGAACCATTGAACGGGAACGTAGATGGTCTGCCTGTTCCGTACACACGCATTCGCGCAGTAGAGAACTATCTATTCCCAGTTGAATCTGAGCAAGCACTTGTAAAAGTAACCGCAGTCTTTGGTTGGTCTAGTGTTCCTATTGCAATCACACAGGCTTGCATCATTCAGGCCAGCCGTATCTTCAAGCGTTTAGATTCACCGCTAGGTGTTGCAGGCTTTGGCGATCTTGGAGCGATCTCAGTAACTAGGGACATTGACCCTGACGTTGCTCAGTTGGTTGCGCCTTATCGCAGAATGCGAAACCTTGCGTAATGGCACTACTATCTGAAATCCGTACAGGGCTTGCAGTAAACCTTGCAACTATCACGGGACTACGCACAGCAGCAGTCTTGCCTGATAATCCAAATCCACCCATTGCGATTATCTCGCCTGACTCTATTGCCTATGACAATACCTTTGCACGAGGAATGCAGACTTACCAGTTCACCGTCATTGTGCTAGTTGGTCGCGTAGCTGAGAGAACAGCGCAGAACTCAATGGATGCCTTCTGTTCTAGCACCGGCACATCCAGTATTAAATTAGCCATTGAGCGCGACAAGACACTTGGTGGGAAAGTGTATGATTTAAGAGTTACCGATATGAGAGCGTATGCCACGATCCCTGTCGGTGAAGTAAACTATTTAGCAGCAGAGTTCCTAGTTCTCTGCTACGCAGACTAAGGGAGCAACACGCAATGCCAAAATTTTCAGCTACGGATTACAAAGTAACCGTAAACGGAACCAACTTCTCTACCTCACTTAATAGTGTTGAACTGAGTATTGAATCTGATGACCTAGAAACAACTGCCTTTGGTGGAACTTTCCGTGAGCGTATCGGCGGTCTAAAGACTGGATCACTAACACTTCAGTTCATGCAGGACTTTGGTGCAGCTTCAGTTGATGCAACTCTGTTCCCATTGCTAAATACTTTGGCTACTGTTGTAATCGTTCCAACTTCAGGTTCAGTATCTTCAACTAACCCAAGCTACACGTCACTATGTCTTGTAAATTCCTACTCGCCATTTGCTTCCAGCGTTGGTGACATTGCAACTCTGTCTGTAACTTGGCCTACATCTGGCACAATCGTTCGCGGAACTTCTGCCTAGTATGAAGATCAACCTGCGCGTAACTTTTAACGATAAGTCAGTAGAAGATGTTTCTGCTACAACTCGTGACCTTGTTGCATTTGAGGACAAGTTCACTAAGTCGGTAACAGCATTAGAAACAGATTTTAGAATCACAGATATGTTGTGGCTCTCATGGCATTGGTTGCACCGTACTAACAAAACTGCAAAGTCTTTTGAAGAATGGTGCGATGACGTAGACACGATTGAAGCGAGTGAAGAAAGCCCAAAATAACTGGGTTGGGTGACTCATCCCAACATTGGTATCTGGCTTATCTATCCGTTGAAACTGGCATTGCTCCGTCAGTCTTAATGGAAGAATCTGAACGTATGCTATTTACAATGGCAATGTATCTGCGCTGGCGAAATAGTCAGGGGACATAATGGCACTAAGTAAATTTGCAACAGGTCGCGCCGGTGGTGCATCTGTGGAAGTTGTCGGTCTGTTTGAGTTTCTTAGACGGGCTTCGGCAGCTGATTCAATGTTTAACCAAGAGATACGTTCTGCATCTATTGTGTTGGCTAAAGTTATTGTGACTGAAGTTAGAGCGCATGCAAGCTACGCACCTAATCGCAGGCAAGCAATTCAATCTGCAATGGGCTTACGCGCTTTCTCTGACCGTGTGCCGGCTATCAAGTTACGCGGTTCATCTGAGTTCGTTTCTAAATCCAGACCAAGCAAGAAGCGCAAGCGACCAGTTACTAGGGGTGACGTGTTCTACGGCGCAGAGTTTGGGTCTGACAGGTTGCGCCAATTTCCTGACAGATCGCCTAAATTGGGCAACGGAAATCAGGGCTATTTCTTCTGGCCTACCGTTGAAGCAATGGCTCCAAAGATCAACCAAGAGTACCTAAAATCCTTAGATCGCTTGACTAAAAAACTTGAACGAATGTAGTAGACAGAGCGTATAACAACTGCTAGAGTCTGACTCATGTACGCAGTTAAATGGTGGTCAGTCAAGGACAACAGACCTAAGCCATACGCAGATGATTGGGCTGGCTTTGTAGCTTTGCTATCGCATCACGCTGAACGTGAAGATAAATACAAGGGTCACTTATACAGTCCAGTTACCTACGTTGAGAACGGGTCACGCGGTAACAAGAACGTAATTGCTATCAACGCATTCGTAGCTGATCTAGACGGCGAAGCACTAGATGACACACTAAAGAAACTAGACGGCTATGAATACATTATTTACACCACGCACAGCCACAGCCTAGAAGAACAGCATTGGCACATTGTTATCCCATTTGCAGAACCCGTACCTAGTCACGAGTGGTTCTCAGTCTGGAAGCAGATGCACGAACTGTTAGACATTGTTGGTGACCCACAGACTTGCGATCCTGCCCGTATCTTCTTTGCGCCACAACACGCACCCGGCGCAGAGTTTGAAACCTTGCGCGGTTATGGCGAGATTATGCAAGCACCTGAGCAGAGATACTCAGACCGACCACCTGTGACGATTACTAAGCGTGAGTCACACCGCACCCTAGATCATTGGGAATGCTGCTGCACACTTGAGAAGGTATGCGCTAAGTGTGAAATAGAATTTAAGGATGTTGATTTATCTAGGTACAATGGGATGAGTCAGAAAGAAATACGGCAAGATATACGCCGTGAGTTCTTGGAGTTAATGGCAGGTCTTACTGTCGCTTAGGAGTCTTAGTGGCAGGCAAAGATTTTGAAGTTAGATTTAAGGGTGACACCACTCAGCTAACTACATCACTCAAAGGTGTATCTAAGACTTCAAAACTAATGGGTATGAATGTATCCAATTCAACTCGCAAGGCTGCACTTGGCATTGCTGCTATGGGTGCTGCAAGTATCAAGCTAGGTGTTGATGCAGTTAAGGCTGCTGCTGCCGATCAGAAAGCCCAACTCAAATTAGCCAAGACTTTACAGAACGTCACAGGCGCAACTGATTCAGCCATTGCTGCAACAGAGAAGTTCATTACCGCGCAACAGTTTGCAACTGGTGTATCTGATACCGATCTAAGACCAGCACTAGAGAATCTTGCTAGAGCAACAGGTGACATTGGGCAAGCTCAAGACCTGTTGAAACTTAGCCTTGATGTTAGTGCCGGTTCAGGCCGTGACTTGTCTACCGTGTCGCTTGGTTTGACTCGTGCATTAGGTGGCAACTTTGCTTCATTAAGTAAGTTAGGCATTGTCATCCCTGAAAACATAAAGAAGTCTAAAGACTTTGGACAAGTTCAGGAATACTTGAACAAGTTATTTGGTGGTCAGGCTGCCGTTGCTGCAAATACATTTGCAGGCAAGTTAGCAATTATGCGTGAGCGATTAGCTGAAGCGCAAGAAACTATTGGTGGATTGTTGCTGCCTATCCTGACCAAGTTAGTTGATAAGTTCCTGAACAATGTGATGCCAGCCATTGAGCGCGTAGTTGAAGTGATCCAGTTTCAAGGTGCAGGTGCAGGGCTTGAAGCTATTGGCACAGAGATTGCAAATGTAATAACTAACCTAGACGGAACTGCTCTAAAGATTAAGAATCTAATTCTTTTGTTTCTTGGTATCAAGACTGTAACTCCATTAGTTCTAGCGTTGCGCGCTTCATGGGTCGCAACTTCTGCTGCTATCGGTGCAACAGCAACTGCAACAAAAGTTGCTACTGGTGTTATGAAGTCAGCGTTAATCAGTACGGGTATTGGTGCGCTCATTGTTGCAGCTGGTTTCCTTGCTGCAAAGATTTATGACGTAGCCATTGCAGCTGAAGCGACAGACAAAGAAGTTCGCTTTATGGAATCTAATGGCGTTCGCAGTTTCCAAAGATTTGGAACTGCTGCTGATCTTGCGCGACAGAATGTAGACCGCAACATTATCAGCCTTAACGCCGTTGCTCTAGCTGCTACTCGTGCAGCAGATGCGTTAGACAATGCAGGAATCAAGGGAGTTAAGACTGGCAACATTCCTGTTCCTGTTAAAGTTCCCGGTTCAAGTGATGTTGCTGGTGCTAGTAGTGGGGCAAGCAACGCAGCAAAGGGCGCAAGTAAGTCTGCTAAGGCTGCTGCTGCTATGGCTAAGGAAGTTGCTAAACAAGCTGCTAAGGCTGCATCTGCATTACAGAAGATGAATGACAAACTAACAGCAGCGCGTGACAAACTTGCTGCTGCAAAGGAAGCGTTTGCATCTTTCCGTGATGGAGTTAAAGATTCGATCAACGGACTACTTAACTTTGGTGATGCAGCCAATGCACAGACTGGCACGTTCTTGCAGAACCTACGCGCTCAAGCCAATGGCATTGTTTCGTTTGCTGGCAAGATTCAGCAACTTATCAAGATGGGCTTATCTGAGTCTGCGATCCAACAGGTCTTAGCAGCAGGCGCAGAAGCAGGTGGCAAAATAGCTGATGAACTTATTGCTGGTGGCGCAAGCGCAATAAGTGAAACCAACAAATTAGTTGCAAGCGTAAACACAGCAGCAACTGCATTAGGACAGGCAGGCGCAACTGCGTTCTATCAAGCAGGTATTACTCAAGGTCAAGCAATGGTGAACGGAATCATTGCAGCAATTAAGAAGTCAGGCTTCCGCATTGTTGGTGGCTTTGCTGCTTTGCCTAAGAACTTGCAGAAGGCTTTGGATGCAGGCAAGTTATCTAAGGATCAGATCAAAGAACTTAACACTTTACTCAAGGGTGTTCCTGCACTTGCAGAAGGTGGCGTTGTAAACAAACCGACACTAGCTCTCATTGGTGAAGCCGGGCCTGAAGCAGTTGTGCCATTGTCAAAGATGGGTGGCTCAGGTGGAAACAATTACAACATCACCGTCAATGCAGGAATAGGAACAAACGGGACACAGGTAGGGCGTGAAATTGTTGATGCGATCAAACGATACGAACGCACAAGTGGCCCAGTCTTTGCGAGTGCGTAAATGTCACAACCAGATACTAAGGTGTTCATTGCCTTTGATTTAACAGACTCACTAGGTTCTTATTTCGCGCTAGATGATCCTGTTCGTGGCGTTCTAAATAGCAACTACATTCTTGGTGGCGATGTTCTCTATGACGTTACTGATCATGTGGCTAGTGTTTCTATTTCGCGTGGCAAGTCAAACGAGTTAGACAGATACACAGCAGGCAACGCATCTATAACCCTGCACAATGACGATAGACACTTTGACCCGTTCTATGAAGATGGGCCGTTCTACACGCAGATAGTTCCACGCAAGGAAGTTGCTATCGAAACAAACGGAATCAGGCAATACACCGGGTTCATAGATGATTGGGATTTGTCCTATGAACTTGGTAACAAATCATTTGCTGGAGTTTCTTGCGTAGATGGATTCTTACAACTCAACGCAACTCAACTCAATGCTTTCACTAACGTAGAAGAACTATCTGGTGAGCGCATCTTTAAGATTCTCAACAGACCAGAAGTTGCGTGGCCTGCATCTAAGCGAATCATTGAAGAAGGTCGGCGCACTTTAACCAATGACACGGTAGCGCAAAACACTAACCTGCTCAGTTACTTGCAGCTGATTGAATCAACTGAAGTCGGTTCTTTGTTTATGAATAAAGACGGCGCATTAGTATTCCAAGACAGAATTGTTGGGCCACCACTTGATGAAACTTTAGTCTTTAGTGACGGCACACACGGCACAGCAGTTACTGCAACAACTGTAAATTATAGTGACATTCAAGTTGTCTACGGATCAGAGAACCTTTACAACCGCGTAGTGGTTACGCGCATTGGTGGTACTGCACAGATAGCAGACTCGGTAGACTCGCAAGCTCTTTACGGCATTCAGACTTTATCCCTTGACGGTTTGTTATTAGTAGACGATGAAGAAGCACTTACTTTAGCTGAATATCTACTTGGTGTTTATGATCAACCTGAACTACGAATCACAAGCGTAGAAGTTAATCTGCACGATAAGACACCAGAGCAGCAGGGCAAGTTATTGCAGATTGAATTGCAGGATGTCTACAAAGTTGTATTCACACCTAACGGCATCGGCGATCCGTTTGAGCAGTATGCAGACGTTACAGGTATCAAGCATTCAATCGGTATAGCGCAGCACAAGATCACGTTTGACTTTGGCTCAATCCGTAAGTTCCCATTCATTCTTGACCATCCTGTTTACGGTGTGCTTGGTGGTGGCTTGCCGTTATACGATGCACTCAATGCAATCTATGATGATCCGCAGGTAAGATATAACGGTGCAGAGAACTCTGGCAACGTGACAGACTTACGAACTCGGTTCACTAAGAATTAGGATTTGACATGGCTACAAACTTTCCAACTAGCGTGGACATTCTAAGCAACCCAACTCCAACAAGTTCGCTGAACTCACCGCCACATTCGGCGCAACACACAAACTCAAAC